TCCATCTGAGCGTCGATCTGAGCCTTAGCTTGCATCTCTTGCATCTTAGACTGGCTTGCCGCCTGAGAGGCTTGGGCCTGAGCCTGAGTCTGCATCTGGATATTCTGTTGAGCTATCTGCTGGTTGGAGGAGATACGCTTCTTCCTGCGTACCACCAAGAGCCTCTCGGCCTGGTTGATGTCCTTCAGCTGCCTGATAGCTATAGCATCTTCGATATCCAGCTCCTTCTGAGCTAGAGAGACCTGGATGTTTTGCTCCAGGTATTGCTTCTCTACCTCCTCCATCTCCTTAACCACCTGCACCCCGAAGTTGTACATAGACAGGTTAGAGAACGAGCTCAACACCTTCATGTTCTCTTTCCCTACGGCGTTCTCGTAAGCTTTAAATAAGATGCTTTCTTTAGGTATAACCTGCAAGCACTTTACTATATCCGAACAAACCTTCTTGAACAGCACCATAGAAGAGTTCGTAATGTCGTATATGGCGTTGTTACCCGCAGCGATAGCTTGCTGACGGACACCGACAAGAGCATCACCCTTAGGTGTGGTACCATCCATGGCTTCGTTGATCCCCGTAGCGTCCCTGATCATTCTCAGGTAGTGGTTGTACAAGGCGATAAACTCGTTGATGTTTCTGACACTGTTCCCAATCTCCCTGATAGGTGGGTTTTGGAAGCCACCCTCTGGGTTTTTGCTCCTATAGTAGAATACACCCGTCTGCTCGTAGATGTCGTGAAGCTCCAAAGGCTGAAGTTCACCACCCTTTCCGAGCTGTACGTTTTCCAGGCCTTCAACGTCAATAATGATTCCGTCAGGCTTAGCCTTGGCTATGGCCTGCTGGATCTTCAAGTGAGTGAGCTGAAGCTGGTCAGCAAACCCGATGCAGCTGTCAACCATAGACTTAGGGATCATATCCTCCAAGTTGGTGGCGACGACAGAGTAAGACAAGTTAGTCCTAGCCAGGTCGTGCATGTTCTTTGGGATGTTCGTCTTCTGCCCGTAGTTGAACATCATATCACACCCCATAATGAAGCTACCGCCATAGACTACGGCGTTCTCCATCTTGTTTACCTTTCTCTTATATACAGAGTTGGTAGGTTCCTTGTAGTTGTCCCCCTTGTAGTAGAACCCCTTGTTTCCGTACTGACTCTCCTTCTCCTCAAAGTACATGCACTCGACAGAAATGAACTCAAAGTCCATCACCTCCACCATGTACTCGTCATACCCAAACTTGTATCTCTTCAGGTAGTCGTCATATCGGCTTTCACCAAGCTTAGAGCTGTCATACCCATACTTCTTGGCCGCTTTTTGAGCTAGGTCCTTATACTCCTCTTCCGTAAACTGATCCCCTGCAATACGCTTCAGCTCATGGATAGGGATTCTTTTTACGTGGCCAGCATACACCAGGTCCCCAAAGTTGGGGTCCGTAGTGAAGCTATGTACGAACTCAGCGGGATCAACGTAGCTGGTCTTGATGCCGTACCAGGGTAGTTATGTCGTTGACACACCTTCTATATGCAGTGTCGCTAAAGTCGTTCCACTTCAACGTCATGTTGGTCGCAATTTGAGCGGCAATCTCAGACGTAGACTTAATGTTATTACCAATAAATATCTCTGCTTCTTCAAGGGTTTCAGGGATCTCTTCCATCCCCGCTACATCTACCCCCGTGTCTGCCTTCATCTGCTCCAACTTCTTTTTGTTGGCAACAGCCATCTCCACTTTCTTTCTCTCTAGGTCTTTTTCGCTAGAAGAAAGCGGGTCTACAGCCTCCAGATTAGGGTATGGCTCACTAGAAAGTATTTTGTTTACTACGATTCTAACGAATTTGGGCAGTATAGGAACTGGAGTAAAGTCCATGTTCAAGAAGCTACCATCGGAGTTACTAGGATCCAGGCTAGTCAGTAACTGCCTGTAAATACTAGTGTCCTGAGTTCCGTTTGCGTACTTACGGTTTCTCTCGAAAACACGTCTACGCTTTCTCATCAACGAGTTATCCTGCTCCGAACTGCCCCACTGATTAGAAATGGCCTTGGCGTACCGCAAACCGTACTCCTTTCCATCCTTAATCTTTTTAGGTGCAAGAGGGTCAGGAAAGCTGATATTGTTTTTTCCCTGTTTGCCGTACATCTAACGGCAAATATAACAAACTTAACGGTGCCATTCTTTGACTTTGTTCTTTCTAAAAAACACCTTGTCGCTTAAATTCGATCTGACCTTTTTCTCCTTACCTTTTTGAGCACCAAGTAATGCAAGTCCAGAACTAATCGTAAGGTCATATTTGGTTCTGTTGTTAATCTTATATCCTATCCAGTCCTCTAGAGTCTTATTGAAATACATGTTTCCAAAGTCAGCCGTATCTGGCTTCACCCCCACGTGATCGTGAATGTACGCTTCTATGGCGTGAGCGTGAGATTGTATTACGTCTTGAGAATTAGATGGTATTCCTTTTGTCCTTACGTTCGTCTTTGAATTTCCAGTCTTCAAATGGTCTGGCCTATCCATGACGTACCCGTCATAACCCCTTGATTCAAAGTATCTTACGATACCGTACTTATTGTTCTCAATTAACAAGGGGTAGCCATAATAAAAAGAAGCCATAAGGACGTCCTCATAGAAAATACTGGCTAAGTCTGGCCTAGAGGCGTACTCCAAAACAAACATGTTACTAGGCACCTCGTCGTTCATGTTGAACTTATTGTACAGGTGCATAGCCCCCTTAGATCCCCTTCCGTCTACGGTTTCGTCCAGGTCGTAAGAGTCAACCCCACCAACGCCGTACTGAGCATGAGGAGCTACTTTCTTTCCTCTTACTTCTGACTTTACATTTCTCATGCTGGCTGGTGGTTGCCACGATACACGAAACCTACCTCTGGGGTCTGGAGTAAAGATCACTTCTTTGTCTTTCTCTTTCCATACAAAGTTCCCTGAGACCACGGGGTTAGGGTACAGGTTGGTGTTCCAGTCAATCTGCTGATAGATCTTGCCGATATTAAATATGCTCCCTTCGATACTGTCTCTAAATGCCTCATCCTCCGTCAGTGGGAACTGCCTTATGATCTCGTTCAGCTCTGAGGGGTCGTGCTTTAAAGACTCTCTCTCGTTCTTCAGGTATACTGCACTGCCTTGATCTATAATCTCTCCGTCTACACCTTCAATTCCAGAAGTCGGCTCATCCACCACAGGATTGCCATAGCGATCAAAAAAGCCTTCGAGAGCCTCAGTAGCAGGTATAAAAATACGATATAGCCCGCTTCGGGTTCTTCCGTTTGCGTTTCTTTCATTTGGATCTGAATCCTCCCATAGCTTTTTGTACTCATCCCCTCCTTTGTCCATGGGGTTTACCGTACTACCTACAAGAGCCTTGCCTACTATTCTTTTACCAACGATAAGACAAGTTCGCTCAATGCGCCAAGCCTCCTTGATATCGACGGGCTTTTCCCACTTTCCTGCCTCGTCGAGGTAGAGCATGTGTAGCTTCTCTCCGTCATAGGCATTGTTGGTGGTGTTTTTCCAGTTGATGATTGTGTTGAGCGCGTCACCCTTCTGTGACGTCTTATTCTTCTTGGTGATTCGTTTTGATGGTTCCCGAAAAGCGAGTTCCATACGTGGGTTCGTCGTGCCATCCTGAATAGGTTTAAAAAAGAAGGGATAGCTCCGAAACATCGGGACTACCTTCTTCATGAATATATTCTCCTGGGAGTCTTTACCAGTCTTTGACTGTATACCTAAGAGCTTGTCTTTAACCTGAGTAGCTTCATCCACAAGTACTGCAGCACAGATATTAGTATAGCCAGAACGCCTACACTTAGTATAAAGCTGACCGATACAACGGGTATCGACTTCGCACGCAGCCATGTGAAGAAATATCTCACGCTGGAAGGCAAGATACGAAGGATATCCGATATCAATCTTCGACCACTGTAAGAACATATAGTGCCGCCCTGTAATGTACGTAGGCACGCCATTGTTGTAAAACCAAACACCGTTACGCCTGCGCTCAAACTCCTTCTCGATGTAAGGAGAAAAGTTTTTTCGAAATTCGGATGGTTTTTCGAGCCACTCATCCATACTTCTAATCCTCGACAGCTCCTGGGGCATAGGTATGCGCGACCACATCTGCATCCCCTTTGGCTTTTCATGGAAGAGTATTTCAGATCGCTTTGGCTTCTTCGGAAGACCAATGAGAATCCCATGGAGTTCAATGACCTCTCCACGCGGATGTCCGTCTTCCAGCCAAATAGCGTCATCGGACCTGTCCATACCTGTTGCTCCTGAATGAAGGGATACCAGTCTTTTTGTCTACCAGCTCCATATACTCTCCGCAGTCGCACTTCACATCGTGCTTAACGGCACCATCAATCACTTTAATGGTCACCCCTGAGACCTCCTTGGTCTCTCCACATTCGCATTTGTATTTTGACATTGTATTAAATTATGTACCCTCGCCAGGACTCGAACCTGGGACCCACAGCTTCCCGTCAGGAGAGTAGTAAGAACCTCTAGATACAGACCCGTTCCACTTGTCGGTCGGGCTGTTAGACTCGAAGACTATGTCCCCCCACCTGCTAAATACAGTCATCCTCCACTCTAGCCAGA